AATGGCGTCAATTGAGGTCACCTCACGACTAATATCATTGGGGGTGAGATAGACCTTTTCTTGAAAGAATGCTTCAGACTCCATAGTGTACTAATCTATGTTAGAGTCTGCTTGATCAATTTTTATACGAAGTTTTATTTCTTTCCCTTATGTCCAGAGTAAAAGGAAGAAAGAGGCCTATAGAAATATCTGAGATTACCGTATCTGCTTCGTCGCACATCCATCCAGCGCATGACAATTTCCATCAAGGCACAGTAATTTATTGCGCTTGTCATCTTACGTGTTACAGTAAGAACCTCATTTGTGAGATCATAGGTTGATCCCGTATAGCGATTCAGAATATCACCTAGCACAATAATCTTAGCTCTATGACCTGACACGTTACTAACAATTGAACATGCGGCGCCTCCTGCAGGTGCTACGCCTTCAGGCTTCGGCACATTCGTCTTAAACATAATATTACCTTCCCAAGGCACCATGAACCCATAGATCTCAGCCGAGACCCGTTGATTCGCCTTAGCACTAATAATAAGATCAGTCTTAGACTTCTCAAACTGTTGTACAAGTGAATCTGCACAGAACCTATCACCACATACGTATAGCGATCTAGCACTTTCAATATCAAGTAATCTGAATGCGCTAACAGTATCTAGCACCACTATTTGCTCATCTGCAGCCATATCTTGATAAGGCACTCCCTCCTGTAAAAGCCCAATTTGTTCCTTGGGCTTTATAAAATTATCCCATATAAACTGTCTTCCAACTTTCTTCAAATCCTGAAGTCCATTTTCTACTGCACCTATTGATCTGCCCCACCACTGCAACTTCTTAAGACGTGTTTCTATAGCATCTTTTTTGGCATTATCCCCTTCTAAGTACTCTAGAATAGCCTTAGTTAAGGCGGTTGGTATTCCTTCAACTGCAGGGACCGTGTCAAAATTCCAACTGTCTATCCAGTTATTTGCTTCTATCCAGAATGCTTTCACTAGAACTAGTTCAGGTCGTGTAAAGGGCGGCGGTCCTTTGACTGTCGCCGCGACGGTTGCTCCTGCGGTTGCTCCTGCAGTAGATCCTAGCTGTAAAGTCTTTACTGACTTTGGTTCATAGAAGTCGCGTTTAATCGGATATTTGCCATAACGTAATGCAATCGGTATATGCGTATCTTGTATAGTATTTGGCTGAAAAAGGAAGAGATTATTCCTATAAATAATATACCCTTCAAGGTTACCATTCGTAAATTTTATGGACTTGTTATCTACTATCCTAGTTAATAGTCCTAGCAAGATAGTCTCTGGAATATCAGGAAAATGTCTCTGAATATCTTCCCATCTATACCAGGGCTGTCCTTTGAATGCATCCTGTCCTTTGAATAATATCTTCAGCTTGGAAATCATATTCTGTTCAGCAAATCTTGCCGCATAAATGTCATATGTACTTATATCTTCTTCTAGCGTTTTAAAGTCCACCGTTGGCTTACATTCATAGCTGCAGCGAATCCAATCACAAATGGGTGTGAAATCTCTGTCATTTAGATTCTGAGTCCTAACTAAACCCATACTATCTATCATCTCAACTGACTGAAGGTCAGTAACTAGAATAGCATCCCTATTAAGATTACAATCAGATGCACCCTGTTTTAGAGCACGACTCACATTACCTATACGAATAGCCTTATTCATCGCAGTCCTATAGGTATACAGATCAATAGTCTCCTTATTCATCTCAATTGGAAATGTATTTACATACAGATTCACAGTACAATTCCGCTTTGCTCGCGGTAGGCCATTGTGCGAGCAATATCTAATACCTCTCCCTACAATCTGCTCTTCCTTTGACAAGTGAAACCAGCCCTCTAGAATGTGAATATCACGAATTGCCTTCAAATCTAGACCCTCTCCTGCAACCTGTGAACCAACAATGACCTTGATCGTGCCACCATTTAAATTCTTAGGATCTCTTGCTGCATTTATCACGCCATTATTATTGGGTGAAAGAGGCAGTGATTCTTTACCAGAAGTATTAATATTACTAGCCGTTAGTAAAGCATAATAAGCGGGTGAGAATGAATGGTTATCCTTTGCCTCAGCTCTTGCAGGATCTAGTGCAGGATGCCCTGATTCCTTTTTCTCACATTTTGAGCATTGTCTACCAGTAGCAGTGATAGCGAGACCTCTTCTAAAAAGTGGTGCAGATCGACCCCAGGGAGTATACCCATTCGCTTCCAGAAGCAGACAGAAAATAACGGCACCATTCTCTACAAATCTGCTGTAGACAAAAGAAGTTCCCTCAGATTTCTGAATCTTTTGTATTATAGCATTGATTTTGGGTGAGCACTGCCCTAGACTATTTCGGCCTACTCCCATCCAACTAATATTATCAGTTGGGGCAGCGGTTGTATATTGTGGCAGCGTACTCAACCGAACACCCTCAAAGGTTCCTGGAATCGCATTGGCGGTAAACCAACTCTGAAAGCCTTCTGTACCAGTTCTGCCCTCATTGCCTTCTCCAGGAAATACACAATTGCCGGCCTGCAAGAGGGTATCAATCGTTCGTATACCTACCCCCTTCGCAGAAACGAGAGATGATGTTAGAGCATGTATAACTGTAAGTGAGTCCTTGTATAAGGGACAATCAATGAGAGGTAACCTTAGTGCATTTTCTTTCTGAACTGGGGGTTCAATACGTGTACTACCATTAGGTGTCATATCTGGCCAGACCTTCAGTCGTAAATCGGTAGGTGGATCTAACCTCGCAGGGAATGCACGCGGATTTTCACCGCGCATAAAGCTCACGTGTCCGTTTGCAACACGCATAATTTTATTTTCAGACTCCTCTGTTAGCCTCTCACCTTCTGCAGTCATTTCAAAGTCAATATCTGCATCAGTTAAGAGCATCGAGTCGTCCGCATGATCCGCATGAAGGAGAAAATTTAGTAAAGGGATAATCTCCTTGTAATTATTGTACATTGGCGTTGCTGTCATTAAGAGTAGTTTGATGCCGTCACATATTCTTAGGACACGACGTAGCTGAGGCGCGAGTTTCTTTCCTGCAGAAGCATCTGATTTATCATCTGTAGCCGTTTCATCTGCGTCTGTATCTTCTACTTCTGATTCTAAGACATCGCGCATATTGTGAGCCTCATCAACTATGAAAAGACATCCGCTGAATGCTTTTTTTAGAAAGGTAATTTCTAAATCGGCCTGCCTTGTTTTTGACAGGGTAGAAGGGATCTTACTTAAAATGTCACGAATTATATTGCGAAATGCGACATATCCCAGGATTGCATATCGCTTATTTATAAGGCGATTTATACGATTTTCGATATCTTTTTTCTCACGGTCGTAAAATGTCTGCGTGAGCTCAAGATACCGATTTCCAGTACAGCCATCATGAGAATTCATTTCATCATCGTCCTTGCCGAGTGTTAGCCGATTTATATCAAATATTGTTCTATAGAATCCAGCCTGAATTGCAGGAGGTGCTAAGATATAGACCTTATTCTTTGGACTTAGTTCTAAGAATGCCTCGGCAGTTAAGATGGCGGTACACGTCTTACCCACACCGACGCCGTGATATAGAAGCATCCCATTATAGGGTGTTTTTGGTGACATGATTTGAGCGATGAAACGTTGGACAGGTGTATATTCAAACTCTTTTACAACACAGACGTCGTCGTCAAGCATTTTATCAGTGATCTTTTCTTGCTTGGATTCTCTGAACTCTCTCTTGCCTAGAAGCTTCATCAGGAAGTCTTCGTCATCTATATCTGGATACAGCCCCTCCTCTTCCAGTCGCCGGTTGAGACCTTCTACCTCCTCCAGCTCCTGAAGTTCTCCAGTGTAGGGTGTTAGATCGTTCTCCCTTGCTGTTGTCGCATCGCTGTTGGAGTTGTCTGACAAAGACATACTTCTCTTGCTGTTCTCCTTCTTTATTTTCAAAAAGGACCATTTGACCCTCTAAACGTTCGTGTAAAACGGGTGCAAAATTTCTGAGTAAATTTGCTAATTGTATTAGTATTCCACGTTTCTCAACATTTTCAGGTCTCAGCAGTACTAGAGCTTCGTCGAGCCCCTTCCATGCGATATTACCAATTTCTCTTGTCATCTCATTATTTTTTTCGTCAAAACATATCATACTAGTACCAACGTATTGTGAGATGTAATAAGTGTGTCTATAGTGAATATTGTTTGAACCATAGAACTGTTCAATTAATGGCGCAACATTGATTAGTTTGAATAAATCTCCTTCGATTATACCTGTTTCCTCTTCTAGTTCACGATATGCGCATTTGATATCAGATTCATAAAGATCTCGGCGGCCCTTAGGAAATCCCCATTCTGGTGTGTCGTAGAGGGCAGGTTCTTGCCGGAGAAGATCAGCAAGTGAAAATTTTGTACCCTGTGACATTTCTACCCCACTTCGTAAGTGTATAAGTTTATCCTTTGATATGTGTTTATTATGAGCATAACGCTGTGATGTTTCAGTATCTCCACCCCACAAATCATTCCATATATCATCAAAGTCATCATTTAAAAGTCTGTCACGTTCTCGTGGGGTCATTCCACGTAACTGTTTACTTATGTATTCAGGGTCATTTATACGATACTTACCTCTCATTATATCCATAAAACCGAGAGAGTCCTTTCTCTGAATCATGAGAACTTGGGGAATAAGATTAGATATGCCCGTTGGACTCTTATTGCCCTGGCAAAATTCGGTTTGCTGAGGCCATTTATCTTTACGGCTTAGCCAACGGAATACAAGCACTCCGTAACTAGAGACTGGCTCAACACATTGACGAAATACATGTCCGGATGTTCCACAATTTGTGCAGAATCCAGGTTGTCTTTGTTCTGATATTTGTTGCTGAAATGCCATTTCTGGACTAGCCCTTACTAGTAGCTATGAAACGCGTCTTAAGTGCTGTACTTTTTAAAAAAAAGTACGTCAAAAAGATGTGCAAGAACTGCTGCGCAAAAAACGTTGCGTCAATGTTATTGCGCATTAATAGATAGGATGCATATTCCGCCTGAAGTCTGGGGACCCTTTTTCTGGCATACGATTCACATTGCTGCCTTGGGATATTCTCAAGAACCAAACTACAGCGAGAAAAAGGCAATGAAGGAGTTTCTGGAGAGTCTTCAGACTGTAATACCTTGTCCAATCTGTCGTACTCACTACGCATCTCACTTAGTGAAGACGCCGGTTGGACCGTCGCTGGATTCCAGAAAAGACCTATTTCGGTGGACTATAGATCTTCATAATGATGTGAACACAATGTTAGGCAAGCGTTCTTACACTGAGACAGAAGTGCTAGAGTACTATACTAGATTAGGTGCAAGAGGTAAGACACCTGTTATTACGGCGCAGGATTTTATGGAGGCAGATCAACAGGCTATGCTAAAGGGCGCAGTCGCAGGTATTGCAGTGACTGCCATCATAGGTGGTATCTTATACTTCAATCTACCAAAGAATAACTAGAGCCCAAAACCTTTTTTGCGATCTTTTTTTAAAAAAAGATCATATCCCTTTTTGACATGCTCTTTTGAGAAAAGAGCCCAAAACCTTTTTTGCGATCTTTTTTTAAAAAAAGATCATATCCCTTTTTGACATACTTTTTTCTAAAAAGTATATAGATGCCCATCTCAGATGAGGACTTATTTGAGGGTGTACAGATTCCAAAACAATCTGTACAGTCACCAAAGGCCACTGTAAAACAGGTTATCTTAGAGCCTAAATTAACAGATGATCAGCTAAAAGCCAGAGAAGGCACCTACTTCAGTGAGAAGGATATAGATACTGTTTATGATACTGACATAGATATCTATGCAAAGGATCCCGATGCACCTGGAGGTAAGAAGCTCTTAGCAAAGCTCCGTAAGAATGTCATACCACATGAAATTTTAAAGGTGGCTTGGAAGAATTTCTACAATGCTGCGTCAGCATCAAGAAATCGCGGTGCTGCGGCTGGGCCGATTGATCTGAAAAGTGCGTATTGGAAAAAGCGGAAGCCCACCGAAATATCTGGTCATTCTGCGCGTTATATGGAGAATGGTAAGAAAAGCAAGATGCGCGTAAATAATAACGTATTCAGTAGTGTCTTAGGTTATTTTGAGCAAACTCCCTTCATGAAACTCCCTTGTCGTCTTACATCTTATACTCAGAAATACTTTGATCAATACAAGGCGGGTATACCTTACATTGAGGAGATTGATCAGCTCTTCAAAAAGCTAGTCCCCGATCGTTATGCACCCCAGTATAAACAGGCCCATGCTAACCCTGCATTTCAGATTGCTAATACTGCCTTCTCATCAGTAACGATGAATCGCAATTTCCGCACTGGTCTACACATGGATGCTGGTGATATGCGCAAGGGATTCGGTAACTTGTCAGTTATAGAGCGTGGTAAGTATCACGGGGGCTTCACAATCTTTCCAAGATATAAGGTGGGATTTGATCTGAGAACTGGTGATTTCTTGGCGATGGATGTTCACGAGTGGCACTGTAACACTGAGATGAGGGAGACTGAGGAGGACAAGGCATTTAATAAGAAGTTGCCTGCAGTCTATCTGAATAATACCGATACAGGTACACAGGGTATTGATAAACCATATAGCAGACTTTCTTTTGTCTGTTATCTGCGAGAGAAACTCATTGAGTGTAAGGCCAGTGAGTCTAATTCATATTACAAGCGTATCGGCTACAATCCTAGGAAACAGACACTCAGAAAACACGGTACGCCTGCTGAAGGTCAGGAGAAGAAAAAGAGAATAACAAGAAAGAAAAGGGCTAGTCCGCTGTAAAGTACCGAAGCTACAGAAGGTACATTTACAGCACCGCCGACAATTATTTAAGTAAAATGTTGCAAGATTTTACTTAAATAATTAAGCGGTATGGTAGATGAACCAAGATCGTGCTAAAGCGGCCGAGGCGGCCTTAAAGAATGTTGAAACTCTCAAGAAGTCTTTAGGAAAAACTAGTTCAGTAAAGACTGCAGTTCCTGCAACTCCAACTGGGCCAACTAAGTTACAGCCATCTGGACTTCCTGAACCCGTAGCAGGAACTGGATTTGTCCAGTATATAATGTACTTTATTGGAGGTGTATTAGTTTTAGGAGTTGTACTTATGCTTATAGATAGATGGGTATTTCCTGTATTCAAGAGGAATCCAGGAGCCCCTGGTTATATAACCTTACCCGGCAATGATATGTCAGAAAATTTCTGGACTGATTTGAAAGCTATAAATGATATAATAATTGATGCAGAACCCCAATCTACAGATACTTCTACGCCGCCGCCAACTCCTGCACCCCTTTATTCAGGTGTCTTAGCATCCGAATCAACCTATAGTATCACCTTGGATGTAATGGTAAATGATGAGAAGCCGCAGAATCTAGGTCCAGATGCGGCAACCAATAATATCGCACGTACATTTTTCTTCTTAGGGACTGCATTAGATAATAATAATCGTAAGGTTACATTTACTATGGATAATACAATGAATAGGGCGCATGTAAATGTATTTAATGCGAATAGATTAATACAGTCATGTATAATTGATAATGTGCCTATTCACATACCATTTAGAATTGGCTTTGTAAAATCACCCTATGTAATGGAGGCATATTTGAACGGATTTTTGGTACAGACTGTACAATTACAAGGTGAGCAAATTGATCCTATTATGGGGGATAAAATATATGCGCCTCAAAATATAAAATATACGCCTGTAGCAACACCTGCGGCAGCACCAGCAGCTGCACCAGCAGCAAATACACCACCCGCAACTACAGCACCTCCAGTAACACCTGTTGTTCTATCAACTGGAATTCAAGTTATGAACTTGAGATTGTTCCCCTATGCGGCGACACCTAATGAGATGCAGGCGCGCATGAGTGATTTGACCCAGATAAGGAAATTTAATCCTAAAAATACGCCTACTTCTACACTTAATGAAGTAAGCGATTGGTGGAGTTCATTATGGTAATTTTTAAAAGGCTAAAATTATTTACTTTGTTTAAAAAATAAAGTAAATACCAAGGGCTAATAGATGCGGTTATACTGGTTCCTAGCAGCAATTGTAATTTTAACATATTGTGTCTACGTTGGTGTAGGTATGTATACCTTACCAACCCCCCCTAATAGACTAGGATCTGAAAAGGTATCTTTATCTAAAGTATCACAGGTTGGAACAAATTTAGATTTGACAAATAACTGGATAAATTCTCCCGCATCAACACTATTTTTCTATATTTCACCAACTATTAAGGATCGTACGTCAATATCAGGTAATGAATATGCTACGGCAATGAATATCGGCAACTCACAGGTCTTGAAGATTTTAGTTGCACCCGACGCAGGTCGCTCACAAATGATGGCACCTGCTATTTTAGAAGTTAATGTGAATGGTCAAAGCCACCCCGATCTCATAGACATCGATACGATACAACTTCAATCGTGGAACTGTATTGCCATTGTTAAACAGGGCCGCCTATTTAATATTTATGTGAATGGAGTTTTATCTGTAACTCACACCTGTACGGCAATGCCTCTTTACGATTCAACCCAACCGCTAAGAGTTGGAAATCCTCGTCTAGGAGGTACCGTTGCGCTTATCAGTGTAGCGCCATATGCAATGCAAGTCAATGATGTACAATATATGATGAGAGAAACCAGTGATATGGATAACAAGCCGTTTTTATCAAGTGAACTACCGTCTCTTCCTGATTTTTCAATGAATGGGTTCTCAGGATTATATTCCATGTTTATGTGTCCCGGTGGTAATTGCAATTCATCTAAGAAAATGCCACCCCCAATGTATCAATGGACTTCTAATTACAGTTAATTACATTTTGGTAATCAACAAAACCATAAAAGTCAAGCATACTAGGTTTGACTTTTATGGTTGGTTCTACGCATAAATTAAATATTAAGAGCTAGTATTAGAATTATATGGATAGTGGAGGCATGGTTTTCAAAGTGGCTATATTTGCCTTGATAGGTCTTTCCCTATACTACTTCTACAAGTGGCTGAATGGCAGTGGTGAACTGACTGATGTGATTGTTTACACAAGTGTATCAGATCCTTTACCAGGTATGGCTACAAAGCCCTACGTGATTGCACCTGAAAATAGTGATATTCCAGCACTATTTACTGGTGGCGAATATTCTGTAAGCACCTGGATTTATATTACCAGTTGGGAGGTGAATAAGGGTTTTAATAAGCCCTTCTTGACTCTGAGTGGCGGCGGCGGCGATTTCAAGACTCTGGTGTTATATCTGGGTCAGAACATTCCTAAGCTCAGTATTCGCACGAGTACATCTGATGGCGCTGCCGGTTCAAGTGGGGTCAGCCTTACAACTACAGAATTAGGAAAGATCAGACCCACTGATGGCAATGGATTTGGCACAACTCCTTACACTGATGCAGGTGGCGACTTCAAGATATGCGACGTTGAGTCAGTTGATATACAGCGCTGGGTGAACATTACGGTTGTTTTGACTGGTCGTACTCAGGATGTCTATGTTGATGGAAAGATGTCTCGTAGTTGTGTACTGCCTAGCATGTTCATGGTCGACGGTGACAGCCCCCAGATCATTCTTGGAGGCCCCTACGGATTCGGAGGTTTAATCGGAACTACCAGGGCTGCAAACTTTGCCTATTCTCCGGATCAGGTCTACAAGAACTACCAGAACGGCCCTATGGATACTTCTATATGGTCAAAGATCAAGGGACTATTCGACCCGAGCCAGTATACCTCAAGTGGCAAGGCAAAGAGTAGCAATGTCGCATAAATATGGGAAAGCTAATCATACTAAGTAAGCTTTTAAAGAGCATAATAATAAAGTATCTGTTCATACTTTATTGTTTTTCTAACCTTTTTCTAAAAACTGCTTGTAGTAAGAGAATGGAAGGACAGGCATCGAATTCATCTGGCGGTGGTTCTGACCCGATAAGAGAGATTCTCACAGGTCTAGCAATCGTGCTGCTATTTTATGTGGGAATGGGACTGACTGAGTATTTATACAAGTCATTCAATTCCATGTGGCAGAAGCGTGTAGAGCTATTCCCTGGCACATATACTGCAGGGGCAAAGATGTTTACTGCTCTACAAAATCCCTCAAACCCCAAATCTCAGACGGTGTATTTCTCAGATAATGAACGTTCCGGCATAGAGTTCAGTTATTCCATGTTTATCAATATTAATAGTGCTACATTTGCCAGTGGCGAGGCAAAGCTGTATCACATCCTCCACAAGGGATACAGTCAACCATACCCGTTACTTGGACCCGGCATCTTCTGCTGGGGACACAAGAATAGTATCCGTATCTACATGAACTCCTATGATTCTTGGAATAATTACACTGATCTGGATAATATTCCCGTAGATAAGTGGTTCCATTTAGTTATTTCTTGTAAGCGTAATGTCATGTATATATATATCAACGGCAGCTTAAAACAGAAGATAACACTTTCCAACTCAACTTCTAATTTAGTACCTCCCTACCAGAACTATGGTAACGTCTATTTATTTAGCAGCAGAAAGTTGACGATACAGCCTACAAATGTGACATCACTGAATAGTGACCCTGATTTTTCCAATCAGGTACTATCATCTCTCACGTTTGACGGTACGGCGATGGGTATGGTAAGCTCAGTGTTTTATTTCAGCTATGCTCTATCCTACAGTGAAATTAACTCACTGATGAACGTTGGACCTTCTCAAATCCTAGTAGCCGATAATGTGCAGAGTATGACACCTTACTTGGCTGACACTTGGTGGACAACCAATGCCACTCGTCTATCTTAATTCATCCGGCATAATCTCGTGGCGGTCTAAATGTTATCTCATCTTGTTTCACACTAGCAAGAAGAGTTACCATGGCAGGTGGCGGTTTATACATTTTAGTTGCCTACGGCTCCCAGAATGTTATTCTCAGCGGAAACCCTGATTTCACGTATTTCTATACGGTTATGAAAAAATATAGTCATTTTGCGTTTGAATCGGTGACTATTCCTATGGATGGTCCTCAAGAATTATTCTTTAATCAGCCAATTCAATTAACTGCAAAAATACAGCGTGTAGGGGATCTTCTGACAGACCTATATTTTACCTTTTCTTTGCCAGATATCTATAGCAAGTATACTACTATTTCAGGTCGGTCGCAGTTTGAGTTCCAGTGGGTCAGATATATTGGCGCCCAGATTATTCAGAATGCAGTATTTTTAGTAGGCGGCACTCAGGTTCAGCAGTTTGACAGTGACTATATCATTGCCACAGCATTGACTGATCAAGATGAGACTGAATTTAACAAGTGGCGGGCTCTGATTGGCGATGTGCCAGAAGTATATGATCCGGCGAATGGATCTTATGCTGGTATTGTTGGTAGCGGTACACATCGTACAGCTGGTCTTTATCCTAACGTATATCCTGATCCTAGTGTAACTGGTCCGCAAAATAACTTTCCGTCTATTCCTGGGCGTGATATAACTATACCTCTATCATTCTGGTTTACAAAGAATCCAAATCTAGCTCTGCCTCTTATTGCATTACAATATCATGAATGCATGGTACAGCTGACCCTTAGACCTATTCAAGATCTTTATACGATTCTAGACCCCGCTGGCTACAGAGTACGCCCCGAAGTATCCGTTGCCTCTACGATAGCCAATATTGAATCTGGTAATATATCGTATACTACGAATACTGAGGCTGGAGTCTATATCCGCCAATACTTAACTGATGCAGGTTATGCTGTGCCTACACTGAATACATGGCCTCTCAATCCGAGACTACAGGCTACCCAGGTTTTCTTAACGGATGATGAGCGCCAGACATTTGCAACGAAGCCGCTGAATTATATTGTGAGACAGGTTACTCAATATGCCTTTCCTGGTGTGAATTCCAGACAGCTATTTGAGCTATTTACACACAATCCTGTGCCGCGACTAATTATATTACCCAGGCGCAGTGATTCGACGCAATACTTGAACCAATGGACCAATTACACGAACTGGTGGCTGTATCCGAATGCACCCTTTGTTCCAACGGCGACACCGATACCGTCTCAGCTAGGTTCATCTGGTCTGAATGGTGTAGGGATCCAGCAAGATATCATCAGACAGATGCGTGTCTTATGTGACGGTAATGAAATTCAAGAGGCTAAACCATTCCAGTATTTCAATCAACTCTCCTCCTGGAGATACGCCACGGGCGTATTTCCACCAGGGTTGGGCATTTACAGTTTTGCCTTAGATACATCCAACTGGATACGGCCGAGTGGATCCTTGAACACGAGCCGCGTGAAGAAGTTTCAGATAGATATTGATGTGTGGCCGTTGAGCGTAGGGTCAATGTATCTGTATAATCATGTGATCTATGTGGAGAGCTTGAACTTCTTTGT